GTTGGAAACCCTCAACTACCTCGTCGACTTCCGCTAACCGGGAGTCCAAGGCCGCGAGATTTTGACGGAGTGTTTCTACCTCTTCAAAAAACTGTTTAGATTTAAAGTCCTCCTCACGAAGAAGGAGAATAAGATTATTGAAAAGCTCGATTGAGCTTTTAACTTTTACTCCCAGGTTCGCTAATAGATAAGAAGACTCCGTTAAGACATCTTTCATGTCTACGGTGTAACTAAGTTTAACTTTCATTTATATTCCTTTCGTTTATAAAATCGCTTTCCATGCCGTTGTAATTATCAGCCCTAATCCAACTGTTATTACAATCCATAAAACCTTTGTATTGTTGCTTTTCCATGATTCTAGTCCCAACAGTCGCGCATCCAGTCTGTTGAGTCTTGCGTAGAGTCCTTCGTCGGGATTGTATACGGCCTCTTTGATTTTGTTGATGTTCTCCGCCAGTTCTTCTTGTTTGTATATTAAAGTTTCGATTTTGCTTGTTAGTTCCGTTAAGGCAACGGCAAGTTGACCTTCGCTCTCTAAATCTGACATTATTCTTGGCCTCCACGTTTAGCTCGCTGTCTTAAGTAGTGTCATTTTTCTATAATGGCGTGGCTCGTAGTAATTAGAGTACCAGCAGCCGAGGCTGCATTTTGTAGGGCTACGCGCGTTACTTTTAAAGGGTCAATGATTCCAGCCTTATACATGTCCACGGTGGAAAAATCTCGAAAATTGAAGCCGGAATTTTTGTCAGCGTTTCGGATCTCGGCCTCTATCAAATCAGGGCTCTGCCCTGCGTTAAGTGCCATCTGTCGTAAAGGCGCCAAGACGGCCTTTTTGACTATCTCCACCCCCCAGGCTTGATCCTCGTTGGTTGTATCAGCTTCCAAGCCCTCCGCGGCCCTTAAAAGCGCCACGCCGCCTCCAGGAACAAGGCCATCCTCCTGAGCCGCCTTCACGGCCTCCAAGGCATCTTCAATGCGATGTTTCTTCTCGGTCATCTCTACTTCAGTAACTGCGCCCACGTGGATAACCGCAACTCCGGCAGCTAACTTAGTAATGCGCCCCTGAATCTTTTCGCACTCCTGCAAATCTGCGGTTTGTTGAAGCTCGCTTTTAAGAAGTTCAATCCTTTTATCTATCTCCTCAAAGCTTCCTTTTCCGCCAATCACCGTAGTTAAAACCTTGGTGATGTCTATAGATTTGCACTGTCCAAAGTCGGTAAGCTTTGCATCGCGCAGCTTCGTTGCTGAATCTCTTGTTATAAAGGTTGCGCCGGTAGAGACGGCCAAGTCATTTAACATATTCTTTCTGGCCTCTCCATAAAGTGGCGCTTTCACTGCTGTGATTTTCATCGTGCCCCGAACTGTGTTCATGATCAAGGCTGCAAGAGCTTGCCCCTCTATTTCTTCAGCAAATATTACCAAGGGCCGGCCGTCGCGAGAGATTATTTCCAGTACCGGGAGGATCTGCTCCACCGTATCCAACCTTGCGTCTGTCACAAGCAGGAGCGGGCTGCTGTATCTCACCGCTCCGCGGCGCTCATCCGTGACGAAAGCCGATGCTACATACCCAGCAGGCATTCTAAAGCCTTCTATCACGTCCAGCGAAGTCTCCATCGATCGAGCCTCCTCGACCGTTATGGCGCCGTCTGCGCCCGCTTGGTCAATTGCTGTAGCGACAAGCTTACCGATCGCTGCATCATTGTTGGCTGCAATGGTGGCGATGCTTTCTACATCTTCAAGGCTCGTTACAGGCACAGCCATTTCTTCAAGGTTCTCAACAATAACTTCTACTGCTTTGTCGATCCCTCGTTTAAGTTCGACGGGAGATGCGCCGGCGGTAAGATATTTTTGCGCCTGGCTGAAGATTTCTCTTGCGAGAACTGTCGCTGTAGTGGTGCCGTCTCCTGCTACTGTATTGGTCTCGCTGGCAGCTTGCTTAAGAATCTGTGCGGCCGCGTTCTCAAACTCATCATCTAGATGGACAAAAACAGAAACTGTTACTCCGTCCTTTGTGATAAAGGGTTCTTTCCCTTTCTCTTGGAGGATAACATTTCTCCCCTTGGGGCCCAACGTGGTGGCCACATTGTCTGCTAGCTTGTTAACTCCATTTAGAAGCTTCTCATTTAGGACACGCCGGTCCTCGAACTTACACGTTACCATTCAACCTCCGAGTCGTATGATTATTATAACACATTTATTTGTAATGTCAAACTAGTTTTTTGTTTTACGCCTCGCCGGCTTCAACTTCGCCAGTTCCTTCAACAATCTTTCTAGTCTGGGACTCTAACTGTTTGGCATTGTCGCTCGCTGCGTCCGCATGTGCAAGACGATCGCGGGATCTTTTGCCTGTCAAAAAATAGGAGTTAATGTTTTTGGTAAAAGAGTCTAAAGCGGAATACATGGGCACTAGCTCGGCATTTAATTCGGCAGCATACTGCTCGGCCACCCCCAGGATTTTTCCTTCGGAAAGATCTAAGACACCAATCTCGTTCGCTTGTCCCTGGTCGACGAGACCATCCATGTAGGCGCGAGAAATTTTAAACTGCGCTGCCTTGTCCGCATAGCCCGGAACGGTCTTGAGGTGTTTAATCATTGCCGTCTTGTCAGCAAGCTGTCCCAGTTTTCGTGCCGTTCTGTAGTTCTCAACACCGGGGTCTCCTACCCCCCAAATATGCTGTCCTGACGCTGTTAAGATAAGGCGCTCCTCGGTCTCGCCTGTGTCATAAGTTACTACGTACGTACCCTCTGGATCTTTTTGGCCCTGGCTCGCGTAGAGATTGGAAGGAACTTTTCTACCGCCGCCTTCTGGGTAAATGTGCTTGATTTGTCGCTCTACTCCATCGATTTCTATTTGGCCAGTGGTGCCGATAGGTATAAGTTGAGACCCCAAAACCTTTATAGTCTTCAAGATAGGCTGGTCCCCGCTCCCTTTCGCTGCGTGGCCAATAAATCTGACGAAAGTAGGTAGCGTAATGGAAAACTCATACCACTTTAAAATGTCGTTCGCTTCTTTCCTAAGCGTTAAATAAACTACTTCATTTAGGCCCTCAAAGTGATGTACTAAATTTCTGAAGCTTCCCTCTATGACGGTCTTCGGGCTTAATAGTTTAAGGCTATAATGGCGGCCGTTCAGTTCCACATCCGTAATGGGTTTTCCCACCTGACCTGCCGACTCTTTTCCTTTAACGTCAGTTACTTGGACGGACTTGCCGCCGAAAAGACCCGCGAGAAAGCCCTCAAAAAGAAACCCAGAAACCGCCTCGGTGTATTCTACCACAATACTTCTCATTAACTCCATAAAAACCAGGGTAGACATAATCCGCGGTAGTCCAATGCGAGGATTATATTCTATAACATTGTTGATCCCCTCCAGCTTCTCGGCCACCGTGCGACCCGGAATCTGAGTTGTAAACTTTTCAATCCGCTTTCGGTCAGCGCTTTTATTTCGGCCGCTGGGCGTTGTGCGTCCCCAAAGCTCTGTAATCTTGATGACAGGAAACGGAATGCTTGAAGGGCGGTCCTTCGAAGTGTCCTCGTCGCCCTCTAATATAAACGAGGGGTTGTCCATCACCTCCTCGATGAGTTGAACAATGCTTTCAAAGCCAAAGATATCTCTCTTTTCTTTGAAATGTTTCTCTACTATCTGATCAAAGTCGTTAGTCATAATATAAGTTCCTGATATAATTAGACGATTATATCTGCAATCCCCATTTCAACTGCTTCTTCTGCGCTGAAGTATGCATCGAGATTTTTAGCTACAATCTTCTTTACTTGTTTCATGGTCAGAGTGGTCTCTTCAACCAAGGCTTCAAACATCATATGTTCTATAATCTCGGCCTCTTTAACGGACGCCTGAATGTTATGAAGGCTGCCGCTCTCGCCAGTCAGGACGCGATGTAGCATGATGCGGCAATGCCTACCAATGCGACGCTCCCCCTTGGTACCTGCGGCTAACAATAAAACGCCGGCGGACATTACCTTCCCTATTCCAAAAGTATGAATGGGACAGTCTTCTCGAACCATTCGCATCATATCGTAGATTGCAAACATTTCTGCCACGTTGCCGCCTCCCGTCGCAATATAGAAATCTACCGGCAGGATCGGTATGATGCCCTCTTCGTCCGGAGGGCCCTCGCGCGTGTGGTGGTAGTGCAGGAGGCTCGCTAAAAACTCCGGCGTGCTTTCTTCATTAATGTCCCCATACACTCCCAACACTCTTTGCTCCGGGAGGGGCATTTCTTCTGGTTCGAACTCCATCATCACTTCTTCGTCGCTCATTAGTTAGTTCCCTCTTTCCTCGCGCATCTCGTTGAGCTGCTGCATGGCCTCTTTCCAGGTTGTAAACTTTGTCACAAAAGAAAAAGATTGTGGAGTGTTTACGACGAGCGTCTGTATAACTGAGTTCTTCCAGTTTGTGATAACTTCTTTATCCACCTTCTGAAATTCTCTAATCTGTTGGCTCGTAAAATCACCTTTGCGCAGGTGATCGTGTTTGATTTCAGTAATGAATGAAACATCTTCGTGTATTTTTGCACACATTAAAAGACATCGATACATCGTCCTTTCCACCAGATGTGCAGCGTGCGAAACTTCGAAGAACTGAGTAGCAAATTTACAGGAGACCACTCCAAAAAAATAAACGCAGACTATTATTGCGAGTTGAATATCTGTAACGTCCATATGTTCTCCAAAAAAAAACCGCGGGGGATACCCACGGTTCTATTATAGCAACTTTTGTTCTATTTATCAATCATTATTTTTTATTTCGGAGAGCTTCTCGCACGATTCTCTTTGCAACGCGCTTGGTAATCGTGTTAATCATTTCTTGAAGAGGCATTTCTTCTTCTACGTCTGTTACTCCTAGTTCTAGCTCTTCTTCGCCTCCGGGGCCTTCAAGCTCAACTTCTTCTTCCTCATCTTCTTCCTGGTCAACTTCTACTTCGTCTCCCAAAACATCTTCGAGGGCAACTTCCAGGGCAGCGAGGAAATCATCAACGCTGACTTCGCGGCCGCCTCCGGCGTCCAGGCCCTCTTCGTCGTCCATGAGCGCGAGTTCGTCCTCCGGGAGTTCAGGACCGAGAGGCTCTTCTTCGACGTCTACGTCTAGTTCCTCAACTTCCTCTTCCCCGGGAGGGAGTTGCTCACGTAAACGGGCGCCGGCGCGATCATTGGGATCGGGGCGTCCATGGCCCGCTGCACCTTCGCCGCGGCCGCGACCATGAGATTCGTCTGCGCGGTCTTCGCCGCGAGCTTCCTTGCGACGATCCTTTTCGCTTTGCTTCTTGTCGCGTTCGGGACCGTCTTCCATTCCGAGACTCTCATCTTCTTCAGCGTCGGAGCCCTTCTTCATCTTCTCATCAAGCCCGTGAATAAAGCCTGGAGCGAGAGGCTCTAGATTGGCCAGCTTCATAAACTGTCGGACTTGCGTCTCAGTAAGTAGATTTCCTTTTTTACCCATGGCGATATTCTCCTAGAAACAAACGATCGTTGCTACATTTAATTAGTATCTATCGAACATAACGACGCTTTTTATTTTCTTCAATGTGGCATCTACGATCTGTTTTGCCCTCACTATACTAATGTGATGCCGGGCGGCAACCTCCTTGAGGGTCATGGGCCCGTGTTTGTTTACTGCAATAAGCGTACAGTTTTGGTCTTCTGGATAATCAATCCACATTCGGCATTCATCTTCGGTGCAGCAACGCAGTGCCGCTAAGCATTTTTTTGAACATTCTCTCATAAGTCTGGCATCTCCTCTTGTATTAGATCAAATATGTTTTCTACATCATCATCTGTGATCCCTAAATTCTTCATTAAATCTTTTCCGTTTTGTCGTAGTCTCGATGATTTTTTTATATTGGCTTTTGACTGTAGTTTTTGATCCCCCCTATAGAAATCTAAAAACTCCATAAACTTTTCATTCTTTTCTAAATAAGACACAACACACGCTCTAAAGAACTCACTCTGGGTCTTAAAGCCATCGTAATGCATTCTTATTTTAAAGTCTTCGTGCAGCCGAGGATGCAGAAAAAAAGTTACGCTTGCTAAATCTTTCATCGTCCTAAAATGTGCGTGCCACTTTCCCGTAGGCCGGCGGAAGATTGTACCACAAACTGGGCCCTTTCCTGTAGCTCTGCGATGTTCCGCGCGCCGGAGTAGGAAAGGCCGCTGCGAATACCTCGCTCTAGGTCGTGTAGTACGTCGGCTACGGAGCCGCGGCACGGTACGACAGTGGATATTCCCTCCAAAGAGGAGGTCTTACCGCGCCAATCTATTTGGGCGTCCTTGCTCGCCATACCTCGATATGTTTTAAACTTTCCCTTGGGCGTCTGGAGAACCTCACTGGGACACTCGTTCGTACCAGCAAGTAGTGAGCCGACCATCACAAAATCAGCCCCGCAGGCCAGCGCTTTTACTATATCGCCCGAGGTGCGAAGGCCACCGTCTGCAATAACTTTTACGTCAGAGAAGCGCCCTCCCTGCTTGGCGATGCGTGTCGATATGATCGACTCTAACGCTGGCACTCCGTGGCCCGTTTGTGTTCTGGTGCTGCATATGCTTCCTCCACCGATACCCATCCGAACGCTATTTGCGCCCCATGTAGCCAGATCTGTGAACCCTTCAAATGTCGCAACATTTCCAGCCATAATGTGAACAGCATCGCCGAAGACTTGACGCAGATCCTGAATGGTTTCTTTCACCAAAATATGGTGACCGTGGGCCACGTCAATGCACAATATTCTAACGCCCGCTTCATAAAGCGCGCTGGCCCTATCTAGATAATCTCCGGAGGTCCCTATGGCGGCGCCGGCATTGGCCGCTGCAAAAAGAACTTCATCTATTATAGCACACTGCTCCTCAATACTGTTATATCGATGAACAATGCCTAGGCCCCCCTCTTCCCACATAGCGATCGCCATTTCGCTTTCCGAAATGGTGTCCATTGGACTAGCTATGATGGGAAGACGAAAAGAGGTGACTGGGCCGCCCCCCTCAAAACGAGATCCAATATGAATGTCGCGTCGCGATTTAACCTCTGAATATTGAGGTGTTAATAATATATCATCGTATGATAGAGCTTGTTTAAGTTGCATTTGTTTCTTCCTCCATAATTTTTTCAACCCCTTCCCAGCACGTGGGGCACGTCAGGCGCACGGTTTGGCGTTCTTCAAAAACCACCACGCGCCACGTTAAGGCCATTTCTTTACTCTTCTTATCAAAGGGCCCCTCGCAGACGCAACACTTGTCAGGCATGTTTAAAAACAGCCCGGACCTGCGTTGAAGAGCCCTCTCTGCCTCTTTGAGGGCGTTCTTTTTCTTGCCTGGGCTTTTCTTGCGTATCTTCGGACGACTCATGTTCTCTCCAGTGGATAAACATTTGGCGCCAACACAGGCAGGCTCTTAAGCATAGTGTTAGAATGAAATACCACTACCGCAGATGGAAACGGCGCAGCGTTATCAGAACCCCCAAACTTTAGGCGCCCACGCACGAGATGAATTTCTTTTGCCCTCATCACATAATCATGCCACCATTTTGTATCAGTTCGAGAAGGGATAAGCATCACCACGACTGTGTTATGCTTCTTGGATTCTTCATACCCCTTCTTGAGCCATTCCCCAATGCCGCGACCGTAGGGAGGATTAACAAAAACTGTATGACCCCTCCAATCTTGAGCGAGCCCATCCTCTTCTTTGGTGAAATACTTATTGCACTTGGCACTTGCCGACGTCGCACAGGGATCTAAAGTAAACTCAAACTGTTTGTCTAACTTATCAAAGAATGCCTGCGGAGTGTCCCAGTCCCCCGACGTCGAGCTAAAGCCCACAGCGCCGCTGTCTTGCCTCCACAATCCTCCTGCCCTAGACGGTTCCATCAGTACTCCCTAAAGCTCCTGAGCCGCGGTTGCTTATAGTAACTGGGTATTCATAAAGCTCGCCGTCGGCGTTCTCCCATGCCTGAAATGTCACAACCGGCACCATAACAAGCTGGGCTATCTTCGTGCCGCTTTCAACAAGCTGTGTTTCGCTTCCGACATTGTGAAGATTAATAAACACTTCGCCGGCGTAGCCTGAATCGATCACGCACGCCCCCACTATGAGGCTGCGCCGGGCCGCTATACTGGAGCGATTCTTTACCTCCAGCATGTAGCCGTGCGGCACTTCAAATCTTAAACCGGTTTGAAGCAGTGCGCCTTCTCCCGGTTCGATCCTGCGGGCTGTTGTAGAAAAATCTTCTGGACAGTAGTAGACGTCCAGGCCCGCATCACTGGGGTGTCCTCGCGTGGGTTTAATCGCGTCGTCTCTTACGCGGTGGTATTGTACAATCATTTTATCTCCTATTCAAAATCAATATTGACGTTAACCGTTATGTTAAGTTTTGGTACTCGTATTTGGTTAGCCATGTTGTGGCTTTGTGCTTCGGCCGCATCTAAAAACCAATCAGCGTGGCCGCGTTCATGGATAAGATCTAAGAAATATTCATCCTTCTTACCGCAATTCCTGGCCATCATTTTATAAACTGTTTGATTCAGGCGATCGGCTTCTTTTGCGTCTGCTTTAATCTCTTCTACTTTGCCCCACACGGACGTTGATACATCATGTATCATGAGGGTGGCGTCCGGGTCCATGAACCTTAGCCCCTCGTCTCCGAACGAGAACAGAATCGCCCCACACGACATCGCCTTTCCCTCTATGATTGTAGCCACCGGCAGCTCAGCATGCTTAATAGATGATATCATGGCCATCAAACTATAAACTTGGCCTCCGTATGAGTCTATGATAACAGGTATAACAGACTGACCCGTGTTGTGAGCAGCCGATATCCGATCTGCAAACTCTTTGGCGGCCTTATTATTAAACTCATTTACTCTAACGATCACCGGCGCCTTGCGGAGTTCGGCTTCCTTTAAGAGAGGACTGGTAGTGATGGTTGTCTTCATGGTTTCTTTTACTTTCCTTGGCCCCGATATCTCTTCTTGTAATGCCTGTTGCCACCGTGAGGACCGGGAGTCCCTCTCTTGGTGAACTTGCTGCTACCGATCCTTGTTTTCTTTTTTGTGCTTCCTGGTTTTGTATTTCTTTTTTGTGCCATTTTGTTTCCTATCCCAATAGTTTCATGTTTCTTCTAACAGATCTCGTACTAAATCCCCACTGTTCATTATAATCTAGGCGCGCCATGTAGGGGCGGTTAATAAAAACTCGATCCTTTCCTGGTATTATACCCCAGCATCTAATCTTTGTCAACTCTGAATTGCCATCTATCGCGGTTATAACCAGATAGGGCTTTCCGTTTTTGGTTTTACGCTGAATGACGTCACGCGGAATGAACCAAACTAATCCCAGCTCTCGATCGTATTCTGATATGGGTGGAATATGCAACTCATCGAGCCGGCTCTTAATCTTGTGGTCTACAACCAGGTCCATGGGAAAGATGCCCGTGAGGCTCACGGTATTTTCAATCTCTTCTTCGTGGGAGAAATGACCTTCGGGCTCGTACGCTTCTATATTTTCCAGAAACTTCTTTTTGTTCTTTGGCCTGTCTACTGCTACGGCTGACCAAAAATGTTTGCGACCCGTGAAGCGTTCGTCTATTAAACCATCCATCGCTCCGCTGCGCACCAATACGTCTAACGCCTTCTTGTTGAACTTAGAGTATACCACGTCTGGATGAAAGATAGTATCTTCAATCGTATCGAAGGGGCGATTTTGTAATATCTGGTCAATCGCTGCATCACCCAGTCCCTTCAGTGAAGAGAGTGGCTGCACCAGCGTCATGCTATCTGTAGGATCGATTTCCCACACGTTTCCGGAAGCATTAATGTCTGCCTTCTCAATGTTAAATCCGTAACTCTTGGCAATGTTGATTGCTTTTTCTTTTCGTGACTCGGGCTCTTTATCGAGAAAGGCCGCCATCCATTCAGATGGATAATAGTTAAGCAACCACGCACACTGGAATGAAATGATAGAGTAGGAAACCGCGTGCGACTTATTAAAGCCATAGCCAGAGAAGTACTCGAAAGTTCTCCACAGTTTATCGGCTTCGGAAAGACGCATCCCCTTTTCTTGACAACCTTCAACAAACTTTGCGTAGAGCTTATTCTTAACTTGACCTTCCTTGCCGGTTCCCTTTTTCGTGAGAACTTTGCGCAGCATGTTGCCTTCGTCCAAACTAAGGTTCTTGCCAAGCTTGTGAGCAAGCAACGCAATCTGTTCCTGAAATATCAAAAAGCCAAATGTCTCGTGCGTCTCGGTCTCCACAATGTCATGAAGGTGTTCGATGCCGTCGGGATTGTTCTTGGCCTCCACGTATTGCTCATGGACATTAGCCGATAGGGGTCCCGGTCGATAGATAGAAGTAATGGCAGCAAGATCGATCAAGCTCTCAGGCTGAGCTCGCTTGCAGAAACTCTGTGCTGGCTGCTCTGTAAACTGAAAGATGCCGGCCCAGTTTCCCTTCTGAAAGATGTTTTCATATACTGCCTGATCATTAAAGTCTATCACGTCTGGGTGAAGGTGCTTGCTGTAAAACTCTTTAACGTCTTCAAACGTGGGCTCCGCAATATTGTAGTGCCTCCGCAGAACATGACGAACACAGCCGTCAATCATTCGCAGAGTAGAAAGCCCCAACAAGTCGAACTTAATAAATCCTAGCGGCTCTAGGTGCCGTACGTGTTGACCCTCGGCCCATGGCGCTTGTCTCACGCCGCCAGAGTTAATCAAAGGCATCCGCTCGTCTAGGTTCTCCGCCACCAATACGCCTCCCGCATGCCGAGAGCAGGAGCGCACCTGTCCAACAAGGGCCTCGACGTGGGTCTTGACATTCGGATACTTTATTAGGAAGCCGCGTAGAGATGGGCTGAACTCCATGACCTCTTCCCATGTAGGATTATAAACCCCCGCTTTGATGTCATGCTTGCGCTTGGCGTCGGGAGTGGCCTCTCGTACCATAACGCTCGTCACTTTATTGACTTCAATAAAAGGAATGTCATAGAACTTTCCGATATCTTTAAGCAGAGAACGAAGTTGAAGCGTATTCCAGTTAGAGATTGGCACAACAGTGTTCTCGCCCCAGTCCTCGGCCAGTCGTTCTTTTAGCTCCATCGGCTCGGACACATCAAAGTCAATGTCAGGATAATCAGTGGCGTCTCGCCGTAAGAACCGCTCAAAGAGCAGCCCCCAGCGGATAGGATCGACCTGCGTAATGC